TACATTACGATTAAACTGTTCATAAGTTTCATAATAACTCATAGATTTCTTATGAGGACATAGGTAAAGAATTTCACGAAGAAAATGTTTTCTACCTAATTTCTTTACATCTTCATTTAATTCATCACAAGAACCGAAGTAATCTTTCCAATCACTTTCAAGTGTTTTTCTTCTTCCAGTTTTTCTATCCTTTTGTCTTGTCCAAAAATGTTTTTTACCAATGTATTTCTTGTTATTCGTAAGATTCGTAATTATATAAACAAATCCTTCCATTCCTTTGGGAACATCGGTAAAGACCTCTCCATTATATTGCCAATTCATAAGCATTCTTTATTTACCTATTTAGATTTGTCATCGAAGAATAAAAATGCTAGACTTGAGGAAACTGACAATTTTCTAAATACTATGACCACTCTTGAAAGAACTCTTCGCAATTCGCATGACTGGGCAATTGATCGAATTCATGAATTGTCTGAATATGATATTGAAGCAGCACATGCAATTCAATCAGAGTTTAGTGAATGGTTGAATCCAGATATTCCAGAACACGATATTTTTTCACTCGAATACATAGGAGATTAAAATGATAATCGATCTTCATAACTTTTTTCTTCATTATGATCCAAAGAATCCAAAGCACGTTGCAGCAGTAGAGCAATTTGAAAAAGATCTTCTTGCGAAAGCAGAAGATTTAATGGAAGATGATTCAAATTGGGTAAGAATTTTTAGATCCAAAGTTGAAGCACCAAAGACTCCCGGTGTCTTGGACGTTCCTTTTTATCCTCAAACAGATAATTGCAGAGATGCGAATCGAACCTGTAATTCATCTTCTTGTGCAATGGTGCTAGAATACTTTAAACCAGGCACACTTTCAGGACCTAAGGGCGATGATGCATACATTCGCAAGGTTTTCGCAATTGGTGATACAACTGACCACGCAGTTCAAACCAAAGTTCTTGCGTCTTATGGTATTAAGTCACAATTTAGTTACAATCTTTCTTTTGCTGACCTTGATAGGGAGCTTGCCGCTGGGAGACCTGTTTGTATCGGGATTCTTCATCGGGGTCCTTTATCTGCACCTACTGGTGGGCACATATGTGTAGTGATTGGTAAAAGGGGTGAAGACTATGTGATTAATGACCCATATGGTTCTTTAAATGATGGGTATACCGGTCCAGTTACAAATGGTAAGGGTGTCGTCTATAAGCGTTCAGATTTGGTTCGCCGTTGGTGTCCAAAAGGTAATGATGGTTGGGGGAGAATCTTTGACGCAAAAAAGTCATGAATATTCCAGCATCCGGAATTAAGTTAATTAAAGAGTTTGAGGGATGTCATTTAAAGGCATATCCAGATCCTTTAACTGGTGGAAAACCAATCACAATTGGTTGGGGAAGCACTCGTGACTTTGATCATACTCCTTTCAAAAGAGATCGAGTCATTACTCAAGAGTATGCTGATCGTTTACTAGAACATGATATACTCAATCGTTTTCTTCCAAAATTAACTAAGATTCCTTATTGGAGTGAGATGAATGAAAAACAACAAGGAGCATTGCTTTCTTTCAGTTATAATCTTGGGTCTGATTTTTATGGTGCTTCTGGATTCAATACGATCTCCAGAAAGTTAAGAGAAAGAGACTGGAAGGGCATTCCTGCGACTTTAGAAATGTATCGCAATCCTGGAACAAAAGTAGAAGCAGGATTACGAAGAAGAAGAATTGCAGAAGGAAAACTCTGGATGTCTTAATCTTCTACTTTAGTTCTTAATGCAATTACTGTAGTTAATATTGTTAAAAGTGTTTCATATCCTCTTCTTTCAGATTCTTTGCAATCTAAAGGAGGAGGATTTTTTAATTCTCCTTTTACATTTGCTCGATTGATTGTTCCCGGAATCATAAAGTTGCAGGAAATAAAATTAACACCAACAAATCCAACTACAGAGAAGCAAACAATGAAAATAAGTTTTGTAAGATTGAGTTTCATTTTCCTTCTTGTTGATGAATCCAGGTTTTTAACTCATTTACATATGTTCTTAAGGTCTCTGCTTGCAATAAATGCCAGGTGTCTTCTGTTTTAAGATGTAAATTAATATGAATGTCTATCGCATCAAGACATTTTTTAATTACTGGATTCCAAGGTTCTCTGATTGGAGTATTGAATTCTCTTGGCATTTGGAATCATGCTGACGCAATATTTATGTGCCACTTTGGAAATTGGACTACTTGACTTTTACTAAATATTAACTTATTATGAAGAAATCCCTGTTATGAGCAGGGTAATGGTTATGAGTTTTTGAGTGCGAAATTAGAGCCGTGGGCACTGCCTCTTGAGAAAGAGGAACTTCTCCTTTGCCTATACGGATGTAGAGTTCAATTAATTTAAATGCAAAACATCTTTACAGTAACCCTGCCTCTTCTGGCAACGGTTACAACCAATACGGCAACACTGCCTTCAGTGTTTCCTCCTCCACCTGTGAGTGGTCCACCACCTTTTTCAATTATTCAGGAGGAGCCAACAAAAAAGACAGCAATCCGCGAGGTTGCTCCCGAAAAACCTAAAGAGACAAGGTTAATTTGTAAAGGGTGTAATGAACATGAGAATGCTACTCTGGCATACTTCCAGAATCGTGGTATTAAAGACAGGAACGCCCTTGCTACCATCATGGGCAACATTAAGCAAGAATCTACTTTTGTGCCTAATGTGTGTGAAGGTGGTAGCAGAACTGGATACCATAACTGCAATGGTGGTTTTGGAATTATCCAATGGACATCTGCCAACCGTTATTATGGACTGGGTGATTTTGCTAGGAAGTTTGGTGGGTCACCATCATCACTTCACACGCAACTTCGTTATCTGACAAATGAAGTTCAATGGCAAGAGATTGAGGAGAAGATGAAAACTCCTAGCAAATCAATCAATCGCTACATGGACTATGCGTATAGTTGGATTTCGTGGGGACACCATGGTGCTCGCACTTTATATGCACGTGACTATGCTTCCCGTCTGATCAAGGTAGAAGTTTGACACAATAGAATAAATAGGGGGAGTATAAAACTCCCCTATGTTTAATTTTGGTAAAAAGAAACCAGACATAAAACAGTATGCAATTGTAGGAATTGTAACATCATCTATTATTGCAATACTTTCACAATGCACTGGAGTATCTCAGAATGGACTTTGGGATTTATTGGACGAAATTCAAAGAAAATATTTTCCACAAACTATACTTAATGAGTTTATACTTAAAGATCCTGAGAAACTAAATCGTAGAATTATTAGAGACGTAGATAAAGCAATTCGTGATGTGACTCCAGAATATGATCGCATTATTCAAAAGGCAGATCAAAAATATCAACCAAAGTATCTGGAAGAACCAAATGATGAGACTTTATGTTATACTGATGAATGTAAGGCACTTTCTCCACCAATGAGAAAATGTGCTTCTTGGATTGAAGACTGCAATTAATTGACTATATAAACATATCTTATTTTATTCAAGATTATTATGTCCGTATCACAAGAACTACTGAATGCTGTTGAAGCATGGAAAGTAGAAGACGAAAAGTTTGCTGCTGGAAATAATGCAGCAGGAACACGTGCTCGTAAAGCACTTCAAGAAATTGCAAAACTAGTTAAGTCCCGTAGGACTGAAATTACTGAAGAAAAGAATGCTCGTAAGGAGGCAACCAAGTGACAGAACAACAAGAACATCTTCAAAATCTTTTAAATCAAAGAAATACTTTAGAGCAACAATTAAATCAAAGTAGAGAACTTTTTTGGAAAGTTCAGGGTGCTATTGAATATCTGACTCAAATTGGAGTTACTCTCCCACAACCTGAACCCACAGAAGAAGTTTCGACTGATGATGAGGACTATTGACTTCAGTTCTCTAAACCCTTATAATAGTCTCATAGGCAGCGGGGGTCCAAACTCCGTATAAGTCCTGCCCCTCCCATGCCTCTCAACGATGCACAAACAGGGAGGTCTCTTGGGCATATGGTGAAAGGGATATCACACGGGTCTTCTAAACCCTTATTCCTGGTTCGAATCCAGGTATGCCTGCCTTTGGGGTATTAGTTTAATTAGTAAAATCTATCTCTTGCACAGATAAGAAAACGGGGCAGAACCGTTATACTCCACTTGACTTTTTAAGAAAAAAGTCTTATAAATAAAAACACTTAGGTCGAAAACAATGTCTTACCCAATGCCCACAAAACAGTTTAGTATTCTCGATTGCCGCTATTGGCATATTGAGGGTGCTCCCCTGTTTGCGGATATGGAAAGACATATGTAAGATGTAATCCATAAAAGCAAAAAGACAGGGGAGAGAAACCAAAAGTTTCCTCCCCTTTTTTGCTGCCTGTGACAGTTTCCTAAGTGTCTACCAATCAAACCTCAGAGTCCGATCGGTGGTATTCTAATCAAGTGGTCGAGAGACCAGAACCTAGACAACTGAATAATTACCACATTATATGGGTCGTTGGCAGATCGGTTTATGCACCCGGCTTTTAACCGGTAGAGAGAGGTTCAACTCCTCTACGACCCATAGACTGCCGTAGTTCGGTCTTTAAATATAAACTATTCGGGAGAGTGGCTACTGTTGGCAATATGTGTGGCGGAAGTCTGTAAAACTTTTACATAAGAACCATCGGGGGTTCAATTCCCTCCTCTCTCACCTTGGCCCTATAGTGAAGTGGTCTATCACGCCTACCTGTCTAGTAGGAATCTGGGATTCGAATTCCCATAGGGTCGTTGTGTTCCTGTCGTCTAATGGTTAGGACGCTGCCCTTTCAAGGCGGAAACGAGGGTTCAAATCCCTTCGGGAATACTCATCTGGGTGTAGCGCAGCTTGGTCAGCGCGGGGCTTTTGGAAAGCTCAGGTCGCAGGTTCAAATCCTGCCATCCAGACTTGGAAATGTGTGGAGCACAGGGGGGTAGGGAGTTGATCGCCCTTACTACCCGACAGGTTCGATTCCTGAATTTCCAAACTTTGGGAACATGGTGTAGGTTGGTCGGCACGTATGTCTGAAGAACATGAGGTCACGGTTCAATTCCGTGTGTTCCCACTTGACCTTTATGGTCACGGAGAGTCGCTTCCTCCGTTATGAAACTTCGGTTGGCTAGTGATAGGTTTTTCAGTCCGAAAACTGAAACAAGTAAGATGATGCTAGCGTCTCTTACTTCGATGGAATGTAACTCAGTGGTAGAGTGCTGTGCTGATAACGCAGAAGTCGTGAGTTCAAATCTCACCATTCCAATTCCTCTTTATGGGGAAATATAGAAAGGTGGCCGAGTGGTTGAAGGCAAAAGTTTGCTAAACTTTCGAGGGAGAAATCCCTTCAAGGGTTCGAATCCCTTCCTCTCCGC